GTCTTATTACTGAGGGCGACAGCCCCACTGTATCTTAATATCCGAGTACCTTCTCTACAGCGGTGAAGGCTCATTTTATTGACGGAGTTTACATCCGCCTCGACTGAAGTGTGCTGCTAACCACTAGGGAGCGTGGCAACAAGCATAGCGGGACTTATTATTCTTTTGTGAAAATGAGCGTCATAGCTATACCATCGGCTTCATATCACTAAAAGATATATTATATCAACAAACAACAACTTCTTCAAGATCAAGAAGTCGAATCTTAATATCAGGGCGTTCTTCAAATTTTTTCTGCCAGCCTAGTAGGACACTCATCATGTAGCTACTCATTCCATAAGCATTAGCGTGGCAGTAATAAGTACTACCTGAGTATCCATCAAATTCGTAATTACCATCTTCACAACGAGTTTCTGTAATACCTGAATTAAGTTTCCAACTATCTGAGCCTGCAAAGCCACCATACCAACCTGCAAATACTTTAAGTACAGGCTCTTGCTTATCACTAGACATTTCTAGTACTACCCAACGATCTGGTGTATAATCACTCATTTCAGGGACTCCTTGTACTTTTTAATAGCTTCTGCATCTAAAGATGCATAAACGCGAAACTTATCACGACCAACCTTATCATAAAGGTCAAGTGCCATTTTTTCCTGATTTTCTAATGTTTCAATAGATAAGAGAGTACAACTAATGTATCGGCTCATAAAAGCATCAATCAAAAATTCTTTGCTATATCCTGCCATATTATTCTCCAAATAAGATTATATTATACCTTAGTTTGGGGTAATAGTCAAGATTAAATTTGGCCCGGCGTAGTGGAATCGAACCACTATTAAGGGCTTAGAAGACCCTTGCACTATCCATTGTACTAACGCCAGCTATCGTGATGATTTTTGTTATAAACTGTAAAATCTACCGAATATCCTAGCACTCCGAAAGCTATTCTAAAAAGAGTTTCAGTTTGTAACTGTATTTCTACTAGCTGATAGCTACAGTAGAAGTGCTGTACTTCCCAGCACCAATCTTTATATAGTTTACCGTGTATACTACCTAAATCTTTGAAGTATCCGCCTAGCCTCGACCTGATGTTAAAGTATAAATGAACCATTCTATGTCTTCCTTATATCTTTGCCAAATACAGATACTAATAGCCATTATTACTTCAAAAACTAGTATACTAACTATTGCTATTGCTATCATACATGACCTATTTGTTTAGCAAACTGATAGCTTGCAGTATTTTTTTGTTTTGACTCGCACATAATGTCTGCGTAGTCTAGGAATGTTCCAGCCCATTGATTAACATCTTCGTTCCAATAGAACTCGGAGTGAGCGCGAAGCTTGGCAGAGGTAAAGCCTTGTGACTTAAGCTCTCTGAAATCTGGTCTAGTTCGTCCACAATGATCAACGAGAATGTCTTCCCTACTAATCGAGTAGTGGATAACTGGGCGGACACTGCGCCAGCTTTCATGTAGTTTTTGTACACGTGAATCTGTGGGCTCAATGTATTCTCCAGTAGCAATCCAGTGATGATGAATGTCAAGTACTAAGGCACAGTGGTCTACTAATTCTAGTGAAGCATCAATGCCCCATGAGAACTCAGCGTTCTCAATAGTTAGAGTGTTCCGTGCTTCAGGTGTCAATCTTTTTAGTGCTGAGATAATACCTTTGGGACCTTGTTTACCGCCTATGTGTACATTGCATTTAAAGTCTTGAAACTTTTTGCCGTAACCCATATAGCGAATAATATCTGCATGATACTCAAACTCAGTAATTGACTTTTCAACTGTACCTTCGTTATCTGAAGCTAACACGCAGAACTGGCCTGGATGAAAGCTGACTCGTACATCTGCTGCACGGAACTTGTCACCGATACGGGAAAGATTCTTTTCTAGGTAGTCTACTACATCGGACTGAAAATAAAACCACATCCAGTCATCATGTGAGTATCCAGTAAGTAGATCACTACTAAGTCTAAACATACGCAGACCTGCTGGTTGCTGTGCTACCCAGTTAGCTTGATTTTCAAGAGCTTGAATGTTAGTACGCATTAAAGCCCACAGCCTTTCGGCTGCTGCGTCTTTAGTTTGTTTAGCAAGCCAGGTAATAGTAGTACCTTTGGTCTGACAACTAACTAAGTCTGTGGATTCTGAGCTTTGAATTTTACACGCAAAGCCAACGCGTTTTTGATTTTGATTAAACATAGTAGTTATTATACTAAATATAAACTGTTAAATCAAGTAAATAATTATAAGAACAGCCCAAGTAACACCGAAACTTTTTTAATAATGTAAGTGTTTTCATTTTGTCACTGGGCAAATTCAATTATCGTATAATACCTTTTTCTAATCGCTCTGATACTAATCGTGCGTATCCTGCAATGTCAACCCAGCTATCCGCGTAGTCTGGCTTACCGTTAAGGATTCGTGCTATTTTGTGCACAATCATTTCTAAACTTTCTTGCTGATCTGCCTGCATATTTTTCCAGGTTGGCGCAGCGTGTAGAATTTCTTTGAGTTTTTGTGTAATTGCTGCCATGTCTTTAAAAGGTCCGTAATTCTTTGCGCGCTCATCTAATACTTCAATAGTAGAATCTCCTACTGTAGTATAAGAATTTACTGTAGGAAATACTACTTGTGCTCCACCAACTGTTCCTGGCATAGGCATAGTAATGCTATCTGAGCCACGCGCACCTGTAATAAACGCAGGTGTAGTACTTGCTTTATTATCTGCTTTAGGTCCTTGGTGTGGTTTTGCCATAGGAAATGGCCACATTGATCTTAATTCTTGTTCGGGTGTCATAATTAATTGTT